ATCCTTTCAAGATGATGGATCTAGAGAACTTTATGATGACACAGCAGTTTGGTGTAATCAGATGTTCGCTAATGGTCTTAGTTCTAATCTGATTCCAAAATCTGATCGTTGGTTCTATTTGCGAATTGCAAACACACCGTCTGGGGAACTAAGCCCAGAAGAAAAGAAGTACATGCAGGATGTCGCTGACCGAATCCTACATGAATTTGCACTACCCAAGTCCCAGTTCTATAACTCTAGTCATGAGTGTTTCCTAGATATTGGTGCTTATGGTACATCTCCCGTCCAGATCTCAGAAGTTGATGGAGTAGTGAACTTTCGTTCTCGTCCTCTTGCTGATGTATTTTTTGACACAGATCAGCACGGCTCAGTAGATACTGTTTACTATCGCTGCTATAAGACTGCGCGTCAGATGATCCAAGCATTCCCACAAGTTGAGGACATGGAAGGGTTTCAAAAGGACAACTCAGTACATAATAAGTACGAACTTGTTTACACAATTGAGCCAAACACAGATCCAGCTGCAAAGAAAGGTAGCCGAGTCGGTAAGGGTCGTCCATACAAAGTTACTTATTGGTGTCCTGCACTAAAAGAACCAATTCAAGAAAGTGGTTCTAGTTATTTTACATTCTTAGTACCTCGTTGGTCTAAGTTAGCTGATGAAGTTTATGGGCGTGGTCCTGCTTTTGCCTGTCTGTCTCAAATTCGATCTTTAAATAAGATGGTAAAGGAGGCATTGGTATCCGCAGAATACTTGAACTTCCCAACACTTACCGCAGAGGAAGACAGTATTATGCTTCCAATGAAGTACGGTTCTCGCCAGATCATGTTCCATGAAGCTGGTAGTGAGAAACCAAGTCCAATCATGGCTGGCAATCAACCTCAGTATGTGATGGAGATGATCCGCATGTACCGCGACTCTGTTAACCGCTCATTCTTTGTTGACCAAATCATTCGACAAGAAAAGAAGGAGCGTCAGAGTGTTACTGAAATTCAGGACACCCGTGGACAGATGCTAAACCAGCTTGCGCCGCTTCTAGGTCGTATGGAGACCGAGTACCTCGGACCAGCCATCGAAGCGACATTTGCCCTATTAGAACGCCAAGGACAGCTACCTGAGCGACCAGAGTCATTGAATGGTGCTCTACTTGAGATCAGTTACTCTAGCCCAGCAGCACAATCACAATATGCCACACGTCTTTCTGATATCAGTGCCTTTATGCAGGATATAGCTCCTCTTGCTCAAGTTAAGCCAGAGATCATGGGTGCTATTGATGAGCAAAAACTTTTAGCCAATTATGCTAAATACCGTAACCTTGATCCAGATGTGATCAAATCAGCAGAAGTAGTTAACGAACAAAACGCCGCAGCCGCAGAGCAGCAGCAACAAATGCAACAAATGCAAGCAGCACCACAAATCACAGGTGCGCTGAAGGATGTCGCGCAAGCGAAGCAAATAGATCCAGAAGGCATTGGTCAGTTGCTAAACATTTAAAATGTCATTACTAAATTCCCTTGATAAGCTGCGCAAGAAAGCGCAGCTTAAAGAAGATCTCATTCACATTTTAGAAACTCCGCACGGACAGCGGTTTTTTAAAGTATTACTACGTGAGTGTCATGTAACTAAACCAGTGTTTCACACAGAGGAGTCAAAACTCCGTGAGTGTGAGGGGCGTAGGCGTTTAGCTATGAGCTTCTTAACTTTGTTGGGTCAGGACGATCCGCAAGAGCTTATCAATAGGCTCGAAATGGAAAACAAATAGAAATCAATATGAGTGAAGAAATTAATGAGGCAGCACCTGTTGCTGAAGAAGCACCAAGCGGTTTAGGTCTAGCACCCGAACCAGTATCACAAGAATCGGCTCCTGTTTCCGATGAAAGCGCATACTCGGAGTTTTATGACTCTCTTCCTGATGAGCTTAAGCAACACGATTCGCTGCGGAATACAAAATCCCTACACTCCCTAGCAGATCAATTAGTCAACGCACAAAGTGCTTTGGGTACTAAACGGCTGCAAGCTCCACAAGAAGATTGGGGAGATGAAGAGTGGTCTGGTTTTTATGATCAGATTCGACCAAAGGACTCGGAATACTCAATTCCCGATGAATTAAAAATTGAGGGGTTTGAATCAGTACCTGACCTCCCAGAAGAAGCAACCCAAGAGCTTGTTGATTTTGCGGGTGACATGGGTCTAAATCAGCAACAGTTTGATAAGCTTTATTCTAGGTACATGCAAATGGGCTTAGAAGGACAAGCTGAAATGGAGACAAACGCGCAGAATCAGATCGAGGAATTGCGTACAGGAGTCAAAGTTGATTGGGGCGACAAGTATGAGACTAATCTCAAACAGGCAAACCAAGCATATGATGCTTTGACCTCCGAAATTCCAGAACTTAAAGAGCTGGTTGAGTCAGATCCAGTTATGGCAAACCACCCAGCGGTGCTTAAGTTGTTTCACCGTATTTCAGAAGTAGCTGGAGATACGCTGCCGCTGGCAAACAACAACCCAGCTAGTGGTTTTACAGATCAAAACATTCATGGAGTTAAGTCAGCTATTCAAGAGCTAGACGCAGACAATGCCTCGCTGATCATGTCAAACCCATCGGAGTTGAGTATGGCAGATCGAACTAAGCGTCAACAGATTCTGGAAAAACGAGCTAACTTATACTCCACATTGTATCCGTCGTAACTTTTTACTTGACATCGGGTAAAACAGGGGTTATTCCAGTAGTATTGGGGTAGCCCCTTTTTGGGGTCCGAATGCAGCTTTGGAAAGCCGTTGGTTTCGTAAAACTAGAAGAGTCCGAAAGGGTAGCTCATCGAAAAGCAAACTTCTAATTAAACTTAACCCAACTTATTACTATATATTATGGCATACGTACCACCTGCATACCAAGCTGATACTGGAACACCCCCAGGCGGCATTACAATCAACACAGCTTACGTTGAATCGTTCAAAGCTGGTTTCGAACAAGCGTTCCAACAAACTACATCTAAACTCCAGCCTTACTTTGAGCAGGAGTCCCAAAACGAAGAGTTCCAATACTTTGACCGTATTGGTGCAGCCGAGCCTATGGCTGAGGATGCTACTCGTTATGGTGACAACCCTAACTCCGACATCGTACATGATCGTCGCCGTATTGGTCTTCGTGACTACGAACTAGGTAAGTATATCGACGAGAAGGATCTCAAGCGTGTACTTACTGACCCAATGAATGCTTACACTCAAGCTTTGCTTTCCTCTGGTAAGCGTAAGATTGACGACATCATCATTGACAAGTTCTTCGGACCTGCTTACACAGGCAAGAGCGGTGCAACTCAAGTTGACTTCGTAACAGCTCCTGCTGATATCGACAGCGGTCTTATTTCCGTTGGAGCTGTCTCTGCTGGTGGAATCACAACTAACGGCAAGTATGCTGTTGTTGCTGGTGACAAAGAAGGTTTCAGTATTGGTGAAAACTATGTATCTGCTGGTGCAGATGCTTCATCTGGTCTTACTCTTGATAAGCTTCGTGCGGCTCGCCACACAATGCTTCGTCTTGAGGCAATCACCCAAGATGACACCATCAACTGTTTCCTATCTGCGAAACAACTCGATGACCTGCTTCGTATTGATGAAGTGATCAACTCTGACTACTCGGTTCGTAAGAACCTTGCAGAAGGTAATGTCACAACATTCATGGGCTTCCGTTTCATCCAAACTGAGCGTCTTACCGCTGATGATGATGGCGCACGTCGTGTCATCATCTCGACTCCTCGCTCGCTTAAGATGTCCACAGGCACTGCCCTTAAGGGTGATGTGTGGCGCGTCCCAGCTAAGAAAAACATTCCTTACTTGTACTTCAAGCTTTGTGCTGAAGCATCTCGTATGTGGGGTGAAGTTTCTGGCGAAATCCGTTGCGCTGAGTAATTCTGTTTGTAGCCCCTCCTGTAAATTCGGGGGGGGCTACTCCTTTTTTTATGGCTATTGAAGCAAACAAGCTAGAAATACTAAACTCTGCCCTTCGAATGGCAGGTAGCTACCACATCAGCTCAAGTGATGAGGAGAGCACTACTTACGAGGTAGTTTCTCGTGCATATTCGCAAGCAATTACTGAATTGTTTGGCGATAATATCTTTAATTACAATACAAAACGAATAACACTAACTGGTGTTACATCTACAGTATTTAAGAACTTTACTTACGAGTATACGCTTCCTGTAGACTTTAATTTATTCCTCATCCTTGAGGACAACGAAGATTACCTATTATCTGACTACAGATTTGCAAATGGTAATCTCTACTGTGCAACAGCAGAAGTTGCGTTGACATATGCATACCTCCCAGATCTTGAAACATCTGCCGCAGGTCTTCCTCCATTTATTACTCGACTACTTACCTTGCATATGGCTCAGAACATGGTCATTGAGTTGTCTGGCTCAGAAAACCGCCATGAGATATTGTTCCAACAGTATACACTAGCTCTGCGTCGAGCACGGATGTTACAAGGAAGACAGGGACCAGCGCAGACATACATCAATGACGGTAACTCATCATTTATAGGCGCACACCAAAACTATGGCAAGGTATAGCAATGTTCAAACTGATTTCTCTGGTGGGCTGATAAGCGACTACATTCTTGGTCGGCTTGATATTAAGCGTGTAGCTAATTCGGCTAGAACGTTTAAGAACTTCTTTCCTAGTCTTCAAGGTCCCGCTGTTTATCGAACAGGATTTCGATATATTGACGAACTTCCCATCGCTAATGAAAAAAGTGTATCTATTGACCTAGTTGTAGCTACAGATAAAGCCTACAGAGTTGTTTTTGGAAACCAAACAGTATCTGTTTACAATAACAAAGGAGAGTTATTAGATACACTGGCAACACCATACTCAAATGCGGAGCTAGATGACCTTCGCTTTAGCTCAGAAACAGATGCCCTGTATATCACACATGGTAACTATTACCCAAAGAAGCTAAGCGCAGATATTGTTTTTGTATCTACAACTCTCCAAGCTGACAATGCAGGAGTAATTGAAACTCTTGAAAGTAGTGATCTTTTAACGCTCAACGCAAACATTGAGATTCAGGGGGACACCAATTGGACTCTTGAGGACATGGACATTAAGGTTGAGCCATTCCTAGAAACAGACCAATCAGGTACAAAGTACTCAATCTCACAAAGCGAGCGATACGTTAAATTAACCACCACAGGAACTGACTTTGCTGATATTGTTACCGCTGGATCACCTGCTTGGCGAGACTACTACGTTGAGTATAACATTGGAGACGAAAAGTTCCTAGGAAAAGTTGTTGATGCGGGTTCTAGTACAAACTATACTCTAGCAGATCCAACAATCCAAGAAGTTTTTGTTTCCCCCGTAGACACGGTACTGGACATTGAAGATGCTGGTGCTCAACTCTTTCTTTTGGATAACCACGAAACAGTGGGAGACACAGAGTCTATAGCTATCCTAGAGCAAGAAGGTGTAAAAGAAAATGAGATTGAACTACGCTCGGACACAACAATCTTCAATAGTGGACAAGTTGGTGCTTGGGTTCGTGTAGCAGACGACCGCAGATCCAATGAAGTTGCTGTAGGTAACAACAGAACAAATGTTCGTTGGGTTCAGATTTCAGAGCACGTAGGAACAGAAGACCACCCAGTCGAGTTTTTTAGGGGAACTACTGCGTATAACAACAACAAATACCAGTCTGGTTCTATATATAGAAATCTCTCTACGATGAGTGCAACCTACAACCCTTTTTACTCTAAAGGACCTGATGTTAATGGAGCTATAAAAATTACTTTAGCTATTGTAGCTAATGATGGCAGCAGGGTATTTCCTTTTAACACACATTTAAGCACTGGTACAGGTACTGCTGCTTCATTACCTAATGTAACTGGTGCTTCCACCAGTGTTGTCGCCAATCTATCAACTGCAAAGCAGTTTGATGTTTGCCAGTGTTACAACACAAACAAGGTAGAACAAAACGCTAACCTTATAATACCTGCAACCACAAGTCAGCTTACAATCGAGCCAATTGCAAATGATGTAACTGTCTCTACTGACAAAGTAGCTTTCGCTGCCGAAGATGTGGGTAGAAATATTAGCGGTAAACTGCCATCTGGAAATGTATATTTAAAGATTGTTCGCTTTATTGATCAGTCACGAGTTGTTGCTGAATTAAAAAACCCAGTTCCCCGTGATAAGCGAACACTTGGTTTTGAAAACGAAGGAAGATTTGAGTCAGTTAAGTTAGGTGCTT